TTATTCAGAACCAAAAACAAAGTCAGCGATAGCCTGTGATTCAGAAATATCTAAATTATCTATCATTTTTTTTTCCAATGGCATATCTACTATATAAAATGTTGCATTATCTAATGAGTATTTAATTGAACCTTCATATTTTAACATGTTGCGATAATCGGAACCATCATGCTTTAATTTTGCGGCATCCTTTAAATCTGTTTTAAAATAATCGAATAATGCCATTTTTATGTCATAATCAGATATTTTTGCTGGAATTAAAAGTTCTCCTTCAAAAAACATTTCATACAAAGAGTCATTGTGATAGCTACAATCTATCACAAATTTGAATGTGTTATCTTTATACATGTGTGTTAAATACCAATTCTCCGTATCGTATTTGATTAATTCATTTTCAACTGCAACAAATAGTTTATTAGTCACCATTTCCTTTGAATCTCCAAAACGTATATCTAAGAAGATTTTTTTATTTGATGTGCTTTCTAAACAAGCCAAACTGTCATTATAGTGTTGATAAGTTAGGAACTCATCTATATTCATAAAAGAGTTTTTATCTGAAATCTTTTCTCCTTTTTTATTTGTATTACATGAGGTGATACAAATAAATATTAAAAGTAGGTGTAAAATTTTATTTCCCATAATATTAATATTTTGATAAATGAACATTATACATTAACAATGCAATAATTAAAAATAAAACTCGTTTCATATTCAATTATTTATAGTATTTTTGCCAAAAATAAAGTTGTCATGAAATATACTGATAAAGATATACAGAAGGCTATAGAGCTTTCACAATATGCAGCCGATAAATGCTCTGAATTAGAGGACTACTCTATAGAGATGGAAGAACAGTTGTCTCGTTTGCAACGGAAATGCAGTTTAATCAGAACATTGCAGATAACCACTCCCATAAGTTTGCTAATCGGCCTTTTGTTAGGACTCCTAATATAAAACCCACCGCTCCCCAAACAGCGTTGGCAATATTGATATAGTTTCCCCACAATGTCGTTTTCTTTATCCTACTATCCAGTTCGTTTTCTTTTTCCTTCATTTCCAAATATTTGGCAAATCCCATTTTTGCAGCTTTCTTACCTTCGCGGGTCAAACAAATAGATTCAGTTTTTCCTCGTGCAGTAGAAATTAATCCTTCTGAATCTATTTCCGTTATAGCTTGCGTTATACGTTCCATATTATAACCTTTTTTTCGAAAGTTGTCTTTAATATCCTTAGGATGAATAATGGTTTGTTCTGATATATATGTTAAAATGAAATCTTCCAATGAATTCATATCTAAAAAATCAATTCCTTATGCCGCGCGCCCACCGGAACCACCCGGAACCCGATTGAGTACGGGTTGCACGGCATAAGGAATTGAAACGTTTGGTTTATATTGGGCATTGCAAAGGTCGGAATAAGTTACCAAATGACAAAAAGAAAGGTGGAACTTTTTTAGAGTTCCACCCCAAAATTATAAGTCTTTGAAAAGTGCTAAATCAATACAGAGACTATTCTTAATTCGTAAAAAGGGCGGAGTACCGGAATCCGCTCTTAGTGTGTTAATGATTCACTTGATGCTTAATATAGTGTCCGATAACTTGTTCTTTATATCCGTAAGTGTCAATTTAAGTATTTCCAATTCATCCTCAGAAAAGGCACATGTTTTCCCATTCACTTGATTGCCATTGATACGTTGGGCTAACCAGCTACGATCTTTCTGAAAATACTGTTTCGATATGTAAGATAAAGACAACACATCATATAAATCTCCCAACTGGTTACGAACATCCACATCCATACGTTTTTTGCGTTCTCGTGCTTGTCTCATCTCCTGGAGTAAGAACTGTCCGGCCTCCTTACGTTGTTCTGCCGGAATATCTGCATTCAACTGACGCCAAATGTTATCAAATTCCTCACTTCCTTCCTTGGTTCGAAGCAGATGAAACTTGCCTACCAATTCTTTGATTCTTCCTTCAATCTGTTTGTCCATATATCTGTTTTTTTAAGAAGATGCTGATAAGGTTGATAAATGGGAACCTCTAAAGAGGCTCCCAAATTTTCATTCTTCTCTGAGTTCGTCAGCTATCATCAAGATAGTACTGAATAACTCGTCGTAGAATTCCGATTCTGAAAAAATAATTCCATCTTCGAGAATTTCTTTTTCGTATCGGATGAGGAATCTTAAGTAATCATATCTTTATGATTTTAAAAATTATCAAATAAACTTTGGAATTTCAATGGATTTTCTAATCTATTTTTTATTATTATTCATTAGTTACTTTTTACTTGTAATTTTTATTTTGAACCATAATGTTTTGTCATTTGGATTTTTAGGATGTAATTTATGATCAGTACTACATAAATATTGTCCAGTACTTACATGTTTCAGCATATAAGTATCTTTTTGATTTACCACACTTTCTATATCCCATAATTGATCACTTGCGCCATCATTAAAAAAAGGTAATGTTGCTTGTCCAATGGCCAAAGCCATATCTCTACCATCATTTACTTTTATTCCTATTCGATAATACTCCCCATAGGGATAAAAAGTCCAGCGTACACGCCATGCTCCTGAAGTGTTTATTTCCCAAGGATTACGATTATCTATCGGTAGCCTATTTAAATAAGCTGGATGGGAAGAATGTGCTTCCCAACTATAATCAATATCATAAGCTACAAGTAAATAGTTCTTGCTATCTGTCGCTAAATTATAATATATGACTCCTTCCTCATAATCGAATGTTGGTGTAGAAAGCATATTTACCTTTTGTTTTTCACAATATCTTATGATTGCATCTTCTATCTCTTTTTTCTTTGTTGTGTTCCCAATAAAATCACTAAGGAGGCAGATCTCTGTAGTATTATTGCCAATACCTATAATTTGCTCTGCTGATTGAGTAACACTATTCATCCAATCAGTATAATTAAAAGAAATGTTTCCTAACTGCCCTGTAAATGGATCAAAAGAGATCTTTTGATCTATTGCAGACGTTCCACCATAAGTCTTTATCGATATTTTTACATCCTTAAAGTTATTAAACCGTTTCTGCGCTTCGGTAGTCCCTGTCCCAGCAGACAATTGATTTATGAACAAATCTGCCTCATTTTTAAAGGCTTTTTGATTTGATATTGATGTCATTTTAGCATTAAAAATAGTACTACTCACACCCCCCAATAAGATATCAGTTAGTACATGTGTACCATATTTGGCTACCATTTGATCACCCGTATAAGTTGCTAAATTATCCAAAAATTCATCTGTTAAGAAATATTTCAAATATGATGGAGAAACTTCTGACATAGTCAATTTACGTGTTGCTTTTTGTATATTGGCTCTATAGAAACAATATGCGTTACTGAATCTGGAAGAATCGCTATAGTAACTTTTTAGATCTGCTGTGAATAATTTTAAGCCAAATGCATTGATATTAGATTTCACATTATACCTATTATGCTGACCTTGACTATATTCATTTAAATCAGCTCCCCATTCAGCTTCAACTTCACCACCTCCATGAAGCAATGCAATATTAATATTGCCTGGTGACATTATTTTCTCCACTCTGGTAATAGGATCTCTTCCCTGTCCCGATAAAAAGCGATCAATATCAATTATTCTTGCTTTTCCATAGCGAGATCCCTTAAAAACACTAAATGTACAATCGTAACCATACCCTAATAAGTCGTATTTTCCATCTCCTGCCGATCTGGTAGAAATAAGACCAAGATTAGAGTTAATTATTTCATCATTGCAACTACTAAATAAAAATAACGATAAAAAAACGCATGATAAAAAATAAATTGTTTTCATAATGATAATTTTAAAGTTAATAAAATTAATTACAGTATCTAATAATAGCATCTTCAATCTCTTTCTTTTTTGAGACATCCATAATGAAGTCACTTAATAATAAGATTTTTTTTATACTACCTATATCTACAATTTGTTCGTTATTAAGGTTTATGTTTTGAAGCCATTTCTGAAATCCAACTATTTGATTATCTTTAATTTCTATATCTGATTGATTGCCTCCTGTCATGTGAATATTGCAAATAATGCTATCACAATTGGGGAAGTATCTATTTCCATTAGCCGAATAGGAAGAGTTATAAAAATGGTTATAATATAAATTCATACTTTTCACCATTTCTTTTTCGTCGCCCTTAGAAGATAATTTGGCGATTGCTGATACTGAAATCCAACCACCTAACGTTATATCCGTGAGTACATGGGTTCCGTAAATTCTCACAATATCATCAGCAGACTTGCTATATAGATCTTTAATAAAACTATCAGAAAGGAAATAGCATAGATATTCAGGATATACTTCAGGGAGGGTGAGAATGCAGGTAGGCCTAAAATATTCATATGTAAAAAAAATATTTCCTGTGCTTTTATTATTAAAACTATTGGTGACAGTTCTAAAAAGTTTTAGTTGTATATTTCCAATAGATGTTTTTACTCCGCTAATTTCCATAAGATCCTTGACATGTTTATCAAGTGTTGCACTGATAAGAGAATGAGAGTAGCCACTTTGATGTAATATTGCTTTATTTATTTCCAATAGAGGAAAGCTCATAGAGAGATGTTTTATATAATCATATCCTTCTCCATTCAATAGCCGCTTCACATCAATTATCCTATTTCTTATGTAGTCATTTCCTTTTATAAGGCTGAATTTGCAGTCATAGCCACATCCAAGCAGGGAGGATGATGAATCCATTTTTTTTGTTAATGTGGTATCAATTCTAAAATACATGTCTGGGTAGTGATTATATTCAGGAGGAATAACCGGGGGATAATCCTTATTATGACTACATCCGAATATAAGGAAACAAGTTATGAATATATGATAAAATCTGTGTTTCATAATTAGGTAATTATGATAAAAAAATCAATTCTTTATGCCGTGCGCCAACCGGAACCACCCAGAATCCAATTTCCTACGGGTTGCACGACATAAGGAATTGAAATATTTGGCAATACAAAAATCAACATAATTTGCTAAATAACAAAAGAAAAGCAGAAGTTTTGAGAAAAAAATCTCGCTTTCTCCATAAATAAAGAAAGCGAGATTGAAATTGCACCCGAAGGCTGGCGGGTGACTTTTTGTTCAAATCGGGGGATATGTGTCCCGCAGCCTTAAATATTGTCAGCAGCACGGCGCAAGCGGTCTGCCAAATCACACAAAGCTCCACGCATTTGTTCTTTTTCCTTTTCTGAGAATTCTCCTTTGCCACCGTTTCCGTCTATGCCATCCAGTTTATGGTAAAGCCATGAACTGGACTTTCCAAAATAGTTGCGGGCTATTTCCCGCCATGACACTATCATCAGGACATCTTGAAGCTTTTGCTTCATTGTCATCTCAGCCTGAGGCGTTACAATCATTGTTTCCATATCTTCTATATTTTTATGGGTAATTGTGCCCACCCCCGAAAGGGTAGGCTTTCTTTTTAATCTCTTGGTAAATCCACCAGTTTGTCAAATAGTTCTTGACAATACCAAAGCAACTGCGGATAGCCATTGGGGAAAGAATTCTGATAATTTCTTATACACCGTATCAATTCCTCTTCCTCTTTGGTCAGCTTCAGTCTTTGTTGTGAAGCTCTCAATCTCTTTTTTCTCATATCACTTATTTTTTGAACATGACAAAGATACTACGAAAAAACGTATTAGACAAACTTTACTACGAAAATTTGTAGTTAAATATTCTGTAAAATTATTCTAATGGAAGAATACTCTTTCAGCATACCAAGGAAAGTCTATTTATTCTATCCGATAGAATGTGCCTTCTAAAATCGGATCCATCCCGTCCATTGTTACTTTTGCCTTGATTTTCCTGCATATGTATTTTTTGTTCCTGATAATATATATGTGCGTGGCTTTGGGAATATAGGATTTATGAAAGTCAATATGATACTCAAGATTCGAACGCATGGTGTCACCAATACCCAACCTGCTTCCTATACAGTCAACTGACGAGAGCCTTAATGACAATGATTTGGTCAATCCCGTAATCAAATGGCTGTCTTTTTGGGCACAATCCGTGTACATGTAATTCATCAGGTATTCATAGACTCCCCATTTACCTTTATTGGTATGTACCTGTTTATAGCCGTCATTATATGCAAGATTGATGTGCTTTATGACATTTTTCTCATTCCTGGTATCTTCTTGCAAGCAAGTCTGGAGGTTAATTTCCTTATCTTCATTTTCTCTTTTTTCCTCAGTGATATAAGGTAAATTCATCAATATCTTGTAATTCTCTGTCGTGTAAGTGGCCTCCGGTGACCATTCCGAGACATGATACAGATATTTCTTCATCTTCACCGGACAAATGGACAGTCTCAATTCACTTTGAGAATCCTCCGTTTTATCCTTGCCATTCCACAGGTTTACCTCTTTGAGTTCATACCTGCCATATTTCCCATATCCCGGATACGGGTCATATCCATCCCCGTTATCCCATGCTATATAATTGCGTCCATCGTCCGTTTTGTACAATTCATTATATTTTTTGGCATCCCCCAGTCCCTGAAAGGTGTATTCCAGATCCTCTTTAGAAGCGAAGAACTTTTTATCTGCCGCCTTGACAAGTTCCTCATCGAGCATGTCTAAATTGTCCGCATTTTCCATATCATACTTAACAATTGCCGCTTTAATATCATTTTCCTCTGCTTCTTCATTAACATCCACATCGTATTTACGGACAATGTCATCTATGTATTCAGACTGTCCATTTTTATAATAGTCTGACAGACTTACAAATCTGATTTCCTTTTTACTCTCATCAATTACGGCATAGGCCACAAAGAATATCTCAAGCTGCTTGATCAATTCCGTGTAAGTCCAATGAGGCAGATAATGCTTGAGATTAACCTGTTTTTGGGATGTTTTATTATCCATGACATAGGCACGGCATACATATAATCCCTGATATACCGCATTGTCATTGAAAATATCTTCATTCAGCACATAACCAATATTTCTAAAAACCTCACTCATCAAAAAGCGGAAATAAGGCATGGGAGAACATTCGTCATATTTGATCCGAATGCTGTTCCTGGATGAATCACCTCTGTCTGAACGGTTGTAATATACCTGATTTTTCAAATTGTTATCCTTATCAAGATAAGGTAAATAAACGAAATGCGTTTGGCTTTCGTCCCCAAGGTATTTGTCCCTGTCCGCTTCGGGTATTTCCGTATATGTTTTTGATTTGACCGGTACATCAACCGTACATATCATATCTTCAGCATCTATGTACTTGTTGCTATATACCATGTTCAGATGTGCATTGCCCGATGCCATCTGAACCTTTACCGACCTTTCGGTTACAGAAATGACGACTGCGCTGCCTCGCATGACTACACGTCCATTTATTCTGATCTCCATCTTATAAAATGTACGGGTCTTTTTAACATCCACCATATTTATATGCCCGAAAATCCCAAAGTTAGCCGGTAATGGCAGTTCTATATCATAGGAATAATCCGATACCCCCTTAAAATAAGGATTCTCGAAAACAAGATCTATGTCAAAGCCTTCCATTAATCGTGCGGCTTTGTCATTTATATAAATTTCTGTCATCTGGAAACATTTTTTATTAATTTATCATACTCTTTCTGGGCCCGGTTGATGCCTCCCTTTCCTGTAATATATGTTTCTGCCAGAAGCGGATCATCCAAACGGACCTTGAGTTTACGTAAAACGTGTATGCATTCAATAAGCACTGCCATCATCGCAGGATCATTGGTGGTAGTTGTGGCATTGACATTGCCCGTTTTGACAGGAACATTATGCATAACCTTTCCGGATCCTGCCACGGCTGCTATATCATCCGCCGTCAGATTACCTACGTTGCCAGAACGCTGAGCCACATCAATTACATCAAAAATAGGGCGCAAATTAGGATTTCCCACAGCAAAACGGTTTGCCACGAATTCATTGCTATGCACAATACCTTGCGGCTGGTCCCAATTGCCGGGACCGGTATAACCACCCGCATAGAAGTTACCTATGGCAGACTTAATTCCTGCAAATGCCGCTTTGATAGCAAGTATCTTTCCTATGCTTGCAAATATCCCCAGTGGGTTGAGAATAAACTCAGCGATTGTCACACTGCCGACCGCTGCTATCATCTCTTTCTCAATAAAGTCCAAGAACATGTTAAGAGTATTGCGCAGTGCATCACGCATACCCTCCTGGTCACCGGTCAACAGTTCACCCATAGCCGTACCAAGCTCTATTGATATATCCTCCAGCATTAGTTTTAGAGCCTCAAGTTTCTCTTTAAGTGCTTTTTGTAATCCATCAACATACTTGCACATCGAAGAATATTCAGGATCTTTCTCATCCATCTTTGCCAATTCTGCCTCTGCTGCGGATAGGGAAGTCATCATCTCCCGGAAAAAACTTTTCTGATCAAGTGGATTACCCTTTTTGGCCTTGTAAGCATTCAAGAGTGTATCGGATAATTTCTGATCATATTTATCTTTGATTTCTTTTTTATCTACCCTCAGCAGTTTCTCTCTTTTCTTGGCGTATTTATTTTGAATCTCCAATAGTCTTTGTTGATATTCCACCTCATTGATCAGTTTTTGTTCTAAACCGAACTTGAGAGTCTCAATCTCTTCGGTTTCTTTTTCTTTCAAAGCCTGAACCTCTTTATCATAAGCCTTTTTTGCAAATTCATCCGTATCAGCAAATATTTCACGCAATTTCTGTGAAAGTTTTAACCGTATATCCAATATCCTATTCTCAATCTGTTGACGTTTGGATTCTTCAATCCCTATCACTGCCAATTTTTCATTGAGGCACTTGATCTCGGCATCAAGCATTTTCTTATCATATTCCGATTGAGTCATCCGTTCATCATTCAAATATTCCTTCTTTATGGAAGCAATCCTTTCTCCGTGTCTGATTTCGATATTTTCCAACTCTTTATTCACGCGTTTTTTCTTCTCAGACTCTTTTTCAATATCCCCATTTCCGTTTGTGTCATTTTTCTTAGGAGCTATTCCTGTCACAACCACTTCCGGCAATTTATTTGTTTGTCCCACTCCCGGAACGAATACAGCCAGTTCTTCTTTCACCTTATTAATGCGTGCAACCTCTTTAATAACTGTATCTGCATATGCTGTGATTCCCTTGCGAAGATTATCTTCAAAGTCCTTGTTACCACCGTATAACTGACGAATTTTCTGTGCCAAAGCTATTGAAATCTGTTGAGCAGTCTGCCCTTTATTAATTGCCAGATTTACCGCCTTTTCAATTTTCTGCGTAATATCGTTGGTCAAATTAGAAGGAAACAAATTGGAGAGCGTGCTTCGAACCTTGTTCATTTTGTCTATTTTCTTGTCCAGCATATCACGACTGATCTCTTCTGTTTTTTCATCCAAAACTTTTTGTGCAATATTGGCTTGCATGGCAATATTAATTTCTTGATAAGCTTGTTTAATATCTTCGAGTGTAGAATACTCGTTCAGTAGGTTTGTCAGATATTTGCCATATTTCATATTGATTTCGTCAATCAGTTCCCTACGGCGTTTTGTCCCATCTCCGGCACGCTGTGCTGCATCAATCAACTTGTTTAGTTCTGAACGTTCGGTAACAAGCTGCTTTTGATAATCACTTACGGCTTTCTCTGCTTCAGTCGTCTGCATAGCAACTTTGTATATAGCAACTGCCACAGCAGCTATGGCAGCAGCTATAGCAACATAAAAATTGGTAGATACAGTAGCGTTGAATGCAAGCATGGCCACACGAGCAGCTTTCAGATTGCCTGTTAATACAGCCTTGGCAGCAGCGAATAAATAAGCGACCGCTGTAGCTGTTTTCTGCAAGGCTATAGATTTTGACATATTCCCGGAAAAGAGAACTAATATTTTATTAGCACCCGTTAGATTGCCGGCAACATTTGCTGTAGCCGCAGCATATGCAATTTTAAGTGTTGTCGCTATGGTTGTCACTTTATTGAGAGCTGTTTGATACAAAGCCCACATTTTGAGACAGCCTATATAGGCAACTACAGGAATAAGGAGAGCTATAATTGATGCCCCCCATTTCTGTAGCCATTCTATCAATCCTGGTAGAATTTTGATGAGTTTTGTCATCATATTGGTGCTGACAGCCAAGGCCGGGTTCAGTTTTTCCCCTAACTCAATGGCGGCCTGTTTCATCTTATTGCGGGCTTGTTCCAGTTTTGCCTGGGCCGTATTACTGTTAATGGCAGATTGCTCATATGCAACATTGGTATCAGTAACGGCTTTCGTGTAATCCTTTACCATTTCTGTGTTTTGCAAGATTACAGAAGCCGTGTTATATCCTTCTTCACCGAACATCTTCTTGATCGCACCGGCATCCATCTTTTTATTTTTCAGATTTTCCAATGCTTTATCCAATCCGACTATTTTAGGATTTGTTTCATCTGCTCCTGTTTGCAATACCAGAAAGAATTTCTTCAGTCCTGTACCCGCTACTTCATCTTTGATACCCCGATAGGCGAGTGTTTCAATCAAGCCGACAGTTTGTTCTATGGGAACATTAGCTGAAGCGGCAGCCGTACCCGCATTCCGTATAGCCTTTGCCTGACTGGCAATATTGGCAGATCCTGCCTGGGATCCGGCAGCCAATACATTGGCAAACTTTCCGGCCTGATCAGCCGCAGCCCCATACTGGTTGAGTGATAAGGTGAGGGAATCCACAGCCTCATTCAGTGTTATGTCCTTAGCTGCCGCCTGTAACCGCATAGCTTCCTCAGTGACCTGCTTCAATGCCTCTTTATCTCCAAGCAGTTCAGGTTTTGCTGAACCGACCAACATGAATGCATCAAGGATTTCAGCGGCAGACTGGCGGACACGCAATCCCTCCTTTGTCATTGTAGTGGAAAGAGTCTTCGCCTGTTCCGTTAACCAGGAGATATTCTCGTCATCAAGTCCTGTTAAGGCTTTTAATCCGGCTTGTGATTCTTCAAGCTTGTTGCGTTCGTTACGGATAGAGCGCAACGCCAGACTAACGCCTGTAAGCAATCCTACAACCGAAAGAATTATACCGCCAAAGCGATTGAACCAATCAACCATTTTTCCAACACTTAATGTGGCCTTTTGGGTTTCGGAGGTTATGCCTTTAATTTCTTGCCGGTGTTGTTTCAGAATACCCTGAAGATGCTTTATCTTCGCCATAGTACGATTGTATTCTTCTGAACCAATAGTCATAGTCTTTAGCTGCTGCGTTAACTGTCGGCATTCTTTTTCTATGTGATTGATATCATTGACGACTTCTTTACCGTCAATATACAGATAAATACCTCTTTTCTCCGATTTACTTTTTGCCATATTTCTGGATTTTTAATTTATCGAACGTGTCAAGTATCTTTTTGAAGGCCTTGTCCCCATAATACTCCCCTGAGATATCAGCCAGTTCGGTAATGTGTCTGTTAATTACTCCGTCTATGAAATCAACAGGTTTACGAAGCACTGTGAAAGTACCCAATTCAGCCCTGTACTTTTGTTTTTTAAGTTCTGCATCAGAATAGCCTTTTTTTACCAGTGCAGCCTTCATATCTTCATTTCGCCACTTTCTTTTTTTCTTGTTATAAAGATTATAACCTCTGGTTACCACACCATTGATACGAGTATATCCACGGCCTACACCATAGTGTACAAATACTCCGTATTGTTTGAATTTGAATGCAATACGGTCTATTTCATTTTCAGTACCTCCTTCAGCATATCTCATTTTTTTTTCCAGACTTCGGTTTAGCTCACTTGTTCCGTTAGTCTTAAGATGAAGGATATCTACTGATGTATTTATGATGGAATCCATCCAGGTACTCACATTCTTTTTAAACTCTGATGCGCGAACCAGTTTATCCTGATTTGTATTTTTCTCCATAAAAAAGCCTTTAGTTTCGAGAACAAAACTAAAGGCTGAAAGAATGTAAGAAAAGGACAAGAATTCAACGAACTGAAAACTTGAAATCATTGATCCTGTTGAGCCATCCCTTACGGAATATCAACTGTGACGGGTCACGCTCACATAAATTTTCTATAAAAGAGATACGTTCTGCCTTGATTCTTTCAAACAGTTGTCTTTGATTTGCCAAGTTAATACTGGCTATCGTTTGGGAACCAACGATACCATCCGTTTTGATCTGCAGAAGTTGTTGTACACCTGTAATACCAGGGCGTCCGGATGCCCATACCCAATCTACACAAATATTAGCTACAGACTGATTGTGTATGAAGTCAGCCCTATAACGGTCCCAATAGAATTTTTTGAAAATATAAAATACATCTTCAGGGGTAATTAACCTCAGATCATTTTCATCAATACCACCATCACCGTCCTTATCATAGCCACAAGATTTCCAAGTGGCAAGAGTGATCCCCATATTGGTCTTACCACCTTTATCATTTTTGTGATCACTCCATCCGCCTTCCCATTTACGAATTATTTTAAATAAAATTTCCGCTTTTGCCATACTTTCAATCAGATATTAAGTGTTATATTTTAGATGAATTAATAATCCATCTAAATCTCACGTGTTAAAAGTCATGCGCCCGCCTTGCTGTGAAAGCAGGGCGGGTTTTATTTCATTCCATGACAAGCAAAGTCTCTATCTTTTTCTTTATCTCAGCCATGTTTCCAGGCATACTGACACTCATGTTGAAATATCCATCGCCTATACTCGCACTGCCGACTACATTGTCATTGTCAACAATGTTGTAGCTGATACTTGTCACTTCTTCCGTCTGCTTGCCACCACCTCCATAATTGCGGGTGACCGTTTCGTTCACTTTTACTAATTCCATAATATTCTTATTTTTTTAAGTTATTAATAATATCATCCAAGACAGGAAACAGAACCTCATGCACAACTGCACCGAAGGCTTGTTCGACATAAACTCTCAAGGCGGAAGCACTTTTTGAATCCAGCTCCAGGCTCCCGGTTTTGTACAGCCTCCGGGCCATTTCTAACTCACCAAGGTCTTTTGTCTCATTATAGATATAGTTGGCAAGACCTTGATAGTCCATGTCAACCTTTTCCATACTACCGTCAATCTTCTTGACCGTCACTGTTCTAAAATCAATTTTCTTCATTATTACATTATTTATCAGTTATTATTTTAAGAATCCGTCCACCAGGAGCACATGGCCTGCCAATATGCACCGTCATAGACAAGTCTTGCAATGTTGAAGCCGGGAATATAAATCTCTGTGCGGTAATCCTGGTTACAACGGATCGACTTGCCATTACCTCTGATGCCCACACCCCCACCGCTGTCTTTCTTTATATAAATCACCTTTCCGGGTGTGGGCGAGGCAGGCAGGGTAATATTTATATGCGAGCTATTGGTACACGTAATCCAGGTATCATCATTGCTACACGTATAAAAGCTGCTTGTCCGTACTGCCTTTACGCTCAAGCCGCCGATACGGGTAGAGCCGATGAAATCAATAAGCTCACCGGTACGGGCGGTAAATATGCAGTTACCGTAGCTTTCGATGGCTTTGCCACCCGTCTGGGCAATAGTCATCAGACACTTTCCGGCAGTATCTTGCGTATAGATATATATACCCGTGACACCATCGGCACGGACAGACATCAATTTTGCCGTCTCGTCGTTTATCCTTAAAAAACGTGTGCCACTGGGCTCTACGAGAATTTTGGCTCCGGCAGCCTGTGTTATTTTCAGGGCATTACCTTCAATAGCCCATCCGCCAATCTTTGCACCGGTAGTTACGGTCAGATTCCCTGTAGTAATGGAAAGTGCGGCAATTTTCTCCGCAGTGACAACAGCAGACTGGACGGAACTGACGTTTATCTTATCGGCCGTTATGCTGCCCGCCTTGAGTTTGTCAGCCGTTATGCTGCCGGCCATTATCCTGTCACCGGTTATACTGCCTACCATTATCTTATCGGCCGTTATGGAACCTGCCCTGATCAGGGTAGTCTTAATATAGTCGCCGTCGATGATGGTAGTCTTTAGCTGGTCGGTATATCCCTTCGCGCCATTGAGAGCGTTGTTTGCTTTATTGCTCGCATCGGAAGCAGCGGCAGAGATGGCGGCACTCTTGGCACTGTTAGCCTTCGTTGTGGCATCGGAAGAAGCCGCACTGATGGCCTCACTCTTGGCCGCAGCCACCTGAGCAGGAGTAGCCTTCCCGTTGATGACAGCTTGTGCAGAGGTGTCAAACGACGAGAAAGTCACCATGCCGGCAAGAGATATTTTCTTGCCAAGCATGGATATGCCACCGGTGTCTATTGTAAACTGAGATTTGATTTCATCAACAGTTGGACGTTGACTTAGATCGGGAACAGGAGCATCGACAGCGGTCAGTATATCAAGCTTCTGGGAATACTGCCCGCTGCTCCATGTATATGCCGAAGTATGCAGGCTGATATTAGTGTCCGTAGCGCCTTCGGCCATCACGTGATACATGGAGCCGCCACGAACATAGATGTATTCCAAGCTTCCATATGTCAACTGGCCGATACTGCCCGCAGGCAATACACTGCAATGGGCATAGGTGTAGTCAAGTATTATCCTCTGAACACCGATGGTTCCCCATCCCGAAGCGTTCGTCCTCCACCGGCATAATACACTGAAACCACCCGGATGCGTGCTCCATGAGGGCTTACCACGGTTGACGTCCAATACACGGTCAACCGTAATGGTGTACATGGGTATGCCGACACTTAGATTTATCGTCACTGGATAATATTTGCTCTGATCCAATCCCCTGGCGTCAATCCAGACTTCCGTACGCTTGGCGGCACTGGCCGCAATTGCCTCTGTCTGGCTTTTCACAGTAAGTTTTATGGCATCGGGAGTTATTTTTGCTTCCGCTGACTGAAGGCGGCTGTGAATACCGTTGACTGTGGACTGGTCAGCCTTCAACCGGATGGAGTTTTCTGTCTGTGTTATGCGGCTCTCACAGGAGGAAACACGTGTACCCAGCGAGTTGAAATCACTCTTTGACACCTTGAGATCGATCTTCCCATTAATGACACTTATCTCCGAATTGGTATATGATTTAGCGACCTCCAACGCGGCATTCGCTTTATTGGCCGCGCTCTGATCCGCGTAGAGTTTTGTTTCATTGACGGCTGCCTTGATTTTGCCGGGAACTGCAGAAAGTTCCGTTCTGATGACTGCAACAGACCGGGCAGACGCATCGGCAGAATCCCTGGCAGCATCACTCTGCCTTTTAATTTCCTCCAAAGCACCATCCACCGTCTTACCCGACAGAAGACGGAAAACTCCCTTCAGATAAACATTCCTGCCGTAAAGACCTGAACCGGACAACGGGCCGAAGTCATCATCCGTAATACCGGTAAGGTTGCCCGTACGGGTAACAAGCTTACCGGAAAGGCTATATGAGTTGATGCCGGCATAATCGTCACGATAGGGAGCGTCAACACCCACCGCGCAATCTATCTGCGCTTTCTGCCGTGCGGTATTGCTCCTGTTGCCTAATACCGCTACATCGTCGCCTGCTTCCGGAATTGCACTTCCTGCCTCACAGTCTGTTTTTGATAAATTAAAATAGCCCGCCCCGGCAGAGGTCACAAGCCGCCAGTAACGCTTCATCTTCGTGCCCGTAAACACTTGGCATAGCACTTGGTCATTGGCTACGAAATCATCGGTACTGTCATGCTCACAACGCCAATAGCTGCCGCCATCGGTAACCTTGGTAATCTTGCCGCCGGCAGCCGAACGGATAGCCATGCCACCCTGATGGACCACCTTCTGAACCATGAGCTCGAATACCGTAAATACCTTGCGCACGGTGAGCATATCCAACTCGCCATGCCATAGCCCTGCATCATCCTTCCAAACTTTAAAGCCCTCGCCCAGAAAGCCCGATACGAACTTATTCGAAGATATGTATTCATGGATGATCTGGTGCATGATGTCGGCGGTTTGCTCCACAGTCAGGTCATGCGTCCTGGAAAGAGCCTGTACGACGGAATTCAGGGAATGAACAGTGCCTTTTGCCAAAACGTCCGTACCGGTGGAGATATTACCCTCCGAGTCCAATGAGCCGACAGACGCAGCCCCGGAAACGCTCAGGGCTTTCACCTCAGCCATGACCAAAGCCTTCAATATCTGGAGCGTGGCGATGCCATCCGAAGTGATGGAGCCCTTGTCACCAACAGAGATACCGTCCAATGCCTTCAGCAATCCCTCTACAGTAAGGTTACCGCCTATTTCCAAAGAGTGATCGGTGCGGTCATTCTTGTCTTTACGAAGGAAAACTGTCTCCAGTTCTTTCCGAGACAACTGAGATATCAGGTTTAGAATACCTATCAATGTCCGTCCTACACGTTCCCCGCTATTCTCCCCTTCCAAAGTGGCATATCGTATTTTCCGGGCTAATTCTTTAAGTATGTCAATTGTATCTGCCATGTTACAAGAATTTTTTGTGACAGTTAAATGCTTTGTAAGGAATAGATAACCGGATGGAAGCCGCCACTCCATAAAGCTGGTTGTCATTATTCACTATATAGTCAGCTTCCACATCTTCAAGGGAGAAAGTCAACCATTGTCTCATTTTCTTCTTATCTTCAAGTATCCGGTTCAGAACTTCGTCAAGAAGACGTTCGCATTTGTCAAGGGCATGTTCTATCTGCACATAATCTGAGGTATCGGATACATGTTCAAGAATGAGCAGCAAATAATCCCGTTCCTTCTGGTATGTTCCCGGACCGCCGCTATAACCGAAACCAGACCCGCGGTCAATAATGACTGCAGGATAATGGAGTATACTGTCTATTGAAGTATGTTTCTCCCGTTCCGATGAAAGGAAATGTATCTCATTATTTTCATTATGGCGTATATCGACATGCCTTTCCGCCAGTTTTTCTATGTATTCTGGAAATGTCATTTCTTCTGTTTTTGAGCATCACGAATTCTTTTATTCAGCAGGCGGAATGCCGTTGTTACGGGCATTGCCTGATATTTTTCCATTACGGCCACATCATCACCGACAAATGCGTCGAAGATCTCAAGCCAGTTGACCGAAGAGGAAACGGTTTTATTTTTCTTCCCTTTCGGTGATTCTGCTTCACCGTTCAACGGGAACAGGAAAGGGAATGCTTTGGAGAGCCATCTTTTTACAAAAACATAATTCAGGAATATAGCATACTTTACGTGCTTGTCAATCTTAGCCACTTCTTGCACGCGTTTTTGCAGAATCAACGGCCTCCATTTACTAAATAAGCTGTTTTTCCCATTTGACGGTAGGACAATGTATTCATTGTTTTTCATATACAACATTGACACAAAAGTGTCCAATGAAACATCCCTGCCGTTACTTGCATAACGGTTGAAAGCTGTGTCCACATGCATGAAATGTTCGAGACACATTCCTTTCAGGCGTTCTCCCGGCGCTTTCAATCCTTTCACTTGAGGCAGGATAAAATGATCCATCCGTGTGCGACAGTCACTGATAAACCCTATCAGTTCACTCAGGTGATATATATAATAATCATCAAATCTTGCATTGGAAGGTAAAGAATAAAATTCCCTAATAAATTCAAAGTCATTGATTTCCTGCAAATAAAACCGTGACACAAGCAAGAACTGACAAGGTGAGAGTTCCGCCCATGTCTGTGGAACCAGGCGTATGATTTCGTGTCTGATGCAGAAGTTTCTATATGATATACGGAGGTGTTTCATGTCCAAAAAGTATGTTTATGGTCATTATCCCGATCAAATATCCGTCTGGGATCACCGACATAGAATTCGGAGAAACACTCATTGACAATCCGAAGCAAAGCTGTCATGTACATATCGGCATCCGCTTTCAGGTTCTGTATCTGTACGGCTATGCGTTCCGCCTCGACCGGTTCTCTGCGTTCATTGCCTTTTTCACCCGGTTGTACAGTGGTAAAATATAATCCCCGATCAGTGATACTGCCGGTTTCCATCAGTAAACGTCTGACCGCCATTGCCACAATGTAACGGGCGCATGAAATGCGCAACCTTTCCACATTTCTGCAAAGTTCCACATCATTAGGAGTATCAGCCAAAAAGGTAATCATCCGTCTGTATAGCCCTTCACCGATAGCCGGTTGCAACAGCATCTCCTCCACAAACTTCAAATGCGGTTGCAAGCGGAGGAAAATGATACGGCTGCCATTAATGAAGCAAACATCATTAACATCGGCCGTATTGCGGACAATGGAAGATTTCCGATCCAGATAAGCCTTTGAATGAGCAAAATACGGATATTCCCCAATATGTACGTACAAGAATTCCAGCAGTTCATCCAAAGCATTGAAACCTTTATTCCGGAAGGACATGCGAAGGTTATCCTCCTGGTATTTATATACTTGTTGAAAATCATCCTCCTTAGATTTCTGACGCTGAAATCCCGCATCTGTAATCCGGACACTGATTTCATCGAAATCATTCCAGAATGCCAGATTCGCATTTGCTCTTTGGCAAAGTTCAAGCAGCCGTGCATCCAGCTTCTCCCGTCCGTCGGCTTTCTCATGGTCTTTTTCCAATGTACCGGGAACCGGGAGGGCTTTATATATTTCTACCACTTTTTCCGCCATTGTTTCGCCCAATAGAGGGAATAAGAATTGCCGGAAGGCATTCCTAAGCGGTGCTTCCATCATCTCGAACGAGATGGCGGTATTAACTTTCATCAGTGCCTTTAGTTCAGCACCCTTATTCCATTTTTCTGCACTGAATATCATTAGCTTATTTTTTTTTGTGTACCACTACCGCTATCAAGAGTCACCAAGATCGTATTACGAAATCGCAGTTCACATTCCGGCATGCCGTTCATTTTGATGTAAAGTTCAACAGGATCCAGGATGTTTTGCCTGTCAATCCATGCGTTGGCAATATTAACCAGAAAGGCCTCACGAATATTGGAACCTCCTTGGTTTCCCGCATAAGTACCGCCTGGCATACCGGCTCCCAAAACATTCGGATTGACCATCAAGGCAAACAGTATTTCAGAGTTAGCTGCTGCCGATACCGGAAGGTTGTCGCTACCTTGGTATTTGTTCTCAAGCGGTTTGATTTTCCACTCCTCCTCAATTCTACCGTTCATTTCATTAACCGCATAATGTGAGAAAATTGGTTTCTCCGCATTCTCCGGTCCGCACAGATTCATTTCCATTGAATCCATATACTTTTGAATGGCTGCTTCGCGATCTTTCGGGGAAAAATCCTTGGACGGATATTTCTTCTCCCAAAAGCTATATGGTATCTGCACATGCCACTTCCAAGTGATCTGATTCTTGTAGGCTTTTTTCAAAAAGGAAGGTATGAGATGTGCTATCTCCACCCATCCGCAAACGTAGGCCGGCCACCAGACCGGCATGCCATACAGGTCATCATTGCTCCAACTATCCCGTACCGGCATGATAAAGCCATTCTTCATCGTACCGGCGAACTTCAGTGTCTCGGCATGCATCTGCGGATCATATTCAGACAGTACATCCAGTACCGTGTATTGCCCTCTATCGGGACGTTGCGGCCAATAACCGGAGACAATGCACTTGCATGCCCCATACTCATCTATTTCGGAATACCGGCGATAAAGAGCATTGACCGGATTGATCCCCGCAAAGGATTTTCCGGTTGCGGAAGGAACGAACTGAACGGCCCCATTGCCGAACTTCAGATAATCGCGCAATGTTTTCTCCATGTAGCGCCTCACAATGCGTGACGCAACGAAGGAGTGTACCCGACTATCCGCTACAGGTTTCAGAATTTCGTTGCCATCATCATCATAGCCATTCACTGTACAAGGATAAATTCCTTGGCCAAGTGTCAAATTACGGAGAAATTTCAGGCCGGTATTGAGCACGCTGGTATTCCCGATTTCCTCGGCCGCTTTTTGCGGGAAGTCATTACTTTCACCCCAAGGTCGTACTTTTACCCCACCGATATCAATATAAGTGACATTCGACAAGCTATTCGGCGCCAGAATCCTGGAACGTTCTTTCATTTCATTCTGTGGCATTCCCGTCGTTTCACCAAAGATATAGGTGGAATGCATTAGCAACGGTATGCCTTTCGGATTAAAGAGTATGTTCATTAGAACGTGATTTTCATTTTGTTATATTCCATAATCAGGTCGATATCGACGGGGTAGGGATGTCCTTCGGGATTTCCGTTACAGTCACATGGCTGCACACCACGAAGTTGGTACTCTTTCATGTTCATACGTCCAGCACCACAAGCATAAGCTTGGGGAATGAAGTAGAGCTTTCCTTCCTTGCTGACGAATTTTATTGAAAAGAGACGTCGATGCCCGTGCTCATCCGTTCGGATATCCATATCGGCCAAAGCTAAATTTCTGCGTATTGTTTCCATTGTATATTAATTAATCATGTCATTCGAACGTTCTGTCAAATGTGTAATCGAAAATTCCACCTCCAAATGAATACCTGTTAAACACCTGGTGTTTCCTGTTTGCAGGAGAGAATGTGAAATTTACGTTCACCCTTTGATTGCCCATCCTGGTGTGAGTAAAATCAATATCCTTTATATAAATCTCCATTGGGAGCGAAGGAGTATCATACCAGCACTGTACCGGCGAGGTCAGCATGTCTATCACCGCCTTGTATTTATTTTCGTCAAGATATCCGGTATTGACGGTGCGCAGATCATTGAAAAACGGACGATACCTCCTTCTGCGCTTCATCATATCCGCCATATCCCCTTCCAGCTCTGGGCTATGCTGTACCAGCCCTGAAAAAGCGACCGATTCCGGAAGGCCAAATACGTTGTAATACAGGAACTGATGCATTTCACGGTGATCTTGTCTGTCAATAACATACCTTACAAGATCGGCCAATGCCCCATTGGTAATACGCGCATCATAGGATATGATCTTTTCGTAATGAATATCTGACAAACTGCTTATTTTGACCAGACTCATATTGTATGCTACCATGCGGTTGGATTCAGGAAGTGACAGCCGGACAGTTTTCTTGATACTGACACCGGATTCCAGATAAATAATATCCAAGAATACTCTTGTCTTTTCAGAGACAAAGAATGAAAGGTAATCAATGCTGTTTTGCCTTATGTATTTGATTTTATATCGGGAATAGAATATGAAATCTGTCAATGGTTCAAAAGAAACACGATATCTTGAGTAGAACACATATAAAGTATAATCGACGCTCGATTGATTGTCTGAAAAGTTCAGACGTACCATTATGGGAGGCAAGGAGATCCTTTCGTCATTCCCACCGAGTTCCGGATGGATGAAATATTCATTGATTATGTCACTTGGATCGCAAATAGTGACGGCATTACCAGTATCAGGATAATATATTTCCGAAAGTGCCTCCTGCCCGTTAACCGTCATCCTAACATTCAGTTTTTCCCGAATCTCCGTAATACGGATATCTTCCATATCGGATGAAAAACAATACGCATTATTGATAAGGTTGACTACCATTTCCATAAATCTTTAGAGATTCCTACCACCAGGGATTTATTATAGAAATCATACCCCGTCCTGAACACCCATGATTTGTGCCGGTAGCCTGCGGTCAGTAAATACCATGAATGGCTGATATCCATGCCCAATACCAGTGCATTGTCATGAATGACAGGTTGCCTGTAATCCAGGATAACCCTACGTTCAAGTAATGAATTGCGGGATATTACGTCAGCCAGTTCCACATGCAGATAAGGGCGCTCAATGACTGTATCAAGATAATGTCTTTCAGAGAAATAATCGGTCAATATAGCGGCCGTATCTATTTCTGAAGGAACCTCCCGGATAATCACTTCCGGCTGTGGAATATCAGCATATATCGTATCATGTATGCGGATGGTTTCGGGCATACGTACAATACTTCGGGAACGTGAGCCGTACCAATAACCGCACCATGCGGAGGTTAATGCTATAACAGCACAACACAACAAATATTTAGCGTCCTGTTTCATCGACTTTCCTTTTTAATCTGTCAGTAATTGCCATCCATAAAGCTTTGACCTTCTTAATCAAGGCATCTTTCGGTTTTCCGTCAATAACCGCCAGGTTTTCCAATATGCTTGTGACATGTTCCACACAGAACCATGTCATGACAAATACCTTGACTATGGAAAAGAAGAGAGTGGAAAGCATCATAACAATATTCTCCTCCTTATCAGACCTGCTTTCCAAATAGAATGAATGGATGATGTAAATGATGATCAGCCAGATGCATAATTTAATAATACAACGGGAAAAGCGGAACGATTCAAATCCTATACCTTGCGCCCTGCTTGCCCGGATTCCCGTCCACATTTCCGATACAATCGCCACGAGCATGGCCGTTGCCAGAAAAGGGGTGATTCCTATCCATTCACTGATTACTGCCGTTACGGCACTAAGGGATATTGCCGGAAATTGCAGGTTGTATTTAAAACTGGGAGCTAAGGAAAGAAAAAATTCTTTCAGGGAATCGTACCCATAAGTGCCGATAAATCTTGTAATAATACGTATCATATATATTTTTTGCCACAAAGATAAAATCTCCCCATCCGCTGTCATAGGACAAAAAATCCCCTCCGTGGTTGAAGGAACGGAAAACAAAAAATACCTCTTTACACCCTCTGCCGTTTGTGAGTGTGCGAGCAAACGGCAGAGGGTGCTCCCCCAGCACCCGTCTGCCTATAAAAGCCCCTCATCGCCAAAGCTATAATAAGTATCGCCAGCTATTATAATATGATCTATCAACCTAATATCAAACAGCTCACCCGCCTTTTTCACTCTCTCCGTTATATGCTTATCGTCCCTGCTGGGCTGTTTATTACCACTCGGATGGTTATGTACGACAATGAACTGCGTTGCGGATGCTTCCACCAATATACGCATTATCAGCCTTACATCTGCCGCCGTCTGACTTATTCCACCGACTGATACCCGTACTTTCTTAATCAGTCGTGAAGCATTGTTTAAAGCCAGTACCCAAAGTTCCTCGTTCGGCAAATCCCACAGAAACGGCTGCATCAGCGCATGAATATCCAAACTACAACGGATGATACCCTGCCCGTTATATTTGCTTTGCTGACGCTTGTATAATTCAATGGCGGCAGTAGCCACTTTTTTACGCCCAGGCGTCAAAGAAGAAAGTAGATTATTCAGGTCATATTCCCCATTACGCTGTTCCGTCTCGGTAACAATTTTCTTATTGTTGGTTATTTCGTAAATGAGTTCGTTATCGCTCATGTAGCGGCAAGCACTATCAAACAAAGTTTCCATACATTCATTTTTTATCAGAGACAGCCCGCCCGAAAGCGGGCTATCTCATACTTATTACTCACTGATTAAAAGCTGCTCCAACTCTTCGATTTTCGACTGGATTTTCTTTTTCATAAACTTGGTAAATTCCTCCAATAAAAAGCGGTTGGAAATAGTAAAGATGTCGCTATTGTTGCCGTAGCTCGAAGCTTCCACAAACCGCAATTTATAAAGGGGCGTTTCAAAGGAATTTTCTTCTTTTAATTTTCCTGTCGCTTCATCCAACTTATCCATAGCGTTGATGAATGCAGTACGTTGGCGGGAAATCTCTTTTTTCCTTTCGAGTTCGGCCAAACATTTCTCCAATTCTTTCGTTTTACGGTTTATTTCCTCTTGCAATTTGGCCGCTTCATCCTTTTTTGCACTTTTCTTACCTTTGGCCGGTGTATCGGTCGGCTTTTCCTCTTTCACGGGTTGTTCTTTTGGAGCCTCTTTTTCCGCCTTACCCGCTTCTTTCATTGTCTCTACTGCTTTAACTACTTCTTCACCGATTGTTTTTACTTCTTTTTCCATGTCTTTAAAATTTAAAAAATTAATAATTAATGATTTATATAATAGAGATTAATCTATTCATTGGATTTGTGCACTTGGCTTTCCGCAAAAAGATAGCACAACGGAAAAAAATCCTCTTTCGCTTCTTCTTCCTTACCCTGCATTTTCTGTTCCTCAATACGTTGCTTTTCCGATTTCGACACAATGGGCTTCCCCCATATCAACAGCGCCTTTTCACCTTTGCGGACACTATAACCTGTCTCTTTCCACTCCTTAAAAGTCTTTAGGTTGGTATATCCTTTACAAGCGTAGTAAAACCGTAACAGACCGTTTACTGTGTCGTCCTCGTTTCCCATGTATTCGCCCAATTCCCTACGGGCGACCAAAGACTGCGATAATGTTTTTAGCTGCTGTCTTTTCAGAAGACGCGCCTCATGTTCTTTTTTCCCGTCTCTTTCCTTTTTCATAATTCTATGAGTTAAAATTTACGTATTAAAATATTATGCCTCAATGATTACATAGTCCTCTACCGTCTGAAAATAGGGGTCAGCCGTTGAAAGCAGTTCCCACTTTTTGCCGTTTGCATCCCGAAAAAGAATACTTAGTTCCCTGATGCCGTCAAACTTCTTGAGTACCCTGTACCCTTTGAAATACTTGTTCAAAACCTCGATAGCCTGTTTGTAAGTGAATGTTTTCATAATGCTGCAAATTTTATGTTGAACCTTGAGCTTCCGGGTGTGAGCCTTATCTAATTGGCTGTTTCCCTGATTGGAGCTTTTTTTTTCTGCGTCGCCTGTCGCTACGCGGTATGTTTCGCCTTTTTTACGCTGCATCAAAAGGTGTTGTAAGGAGCAAGAGCAAGTTTTTCAGAAAACCGAAGGCCTGAATACGACCCAACGGGTGGAGATTTTTTATGAAACGCCAGCCTGAACTTGAGCCGGTGACGTCAACATTTACCTTTGCAGCACAAAAAAGCGAAACTGCGTGGCAATAGGGGACAGAAATAAAGGGCGACAATCAGAAAAGGAAACGGCCGGAAATACATAGTTGAAAACTATACCTATCTACCCGGTTCTTCCTTGAAGTGGATAAAAACCGGGGGGACCTGCATGGATGCGGACAAATGCAAGGAAGCATTGCTTCCTACCGCTGACACGTACAAAATCCGCACCGGAGAAGCAGACTGAAAATCTTTTTCTCCGGTGCGGATTTTGTACGTGTTAGGATGTTGGTTAATAAATGTTATAAAAAATGCAACCTATTGAACGATAAGGAATAATTCCTGCTTTCCATTAAAATGGAAGCGGAAACGAACGTTTCTCCCTACCGCGCCCTATCCAAAAACGCAAAAAGAAACGCAAAAAATAAGGAAATATGACAAAAAGAATCTTCCACGGACGGTCTTGCACATAGTATTTTAATCTAAAGTGCTGCGATTATCATTGCAGGTATTACGAGTCCTGCCATAAGCTTTGCGATTGTGCTTGCGGCTGTGTATGAGGACAATCAGATACGTGCATCCACAAAGTCATAGGCCTGTCTGAGCAAGTGTCCATACTTCGTCCATATACGTTTATCGACCGCATCACCGAAGTGTGTTGCCTCTTCCGGAAGGATGGATTGATTGCGTTCGCTACGCTTGTCCTTGGCAAAACGTCCTTCACGATCCTCAATGACACGTGTGTTGTTCATGGAGACAAGTGTGTATTTGCATTTCGAGCCGTTGAAACGCTTTTTCGGGAATCGTCCGTCTTTCTCTGCCAGGATGGAAGCCCAGAGTAAATACTTATCATGTTGCGGCGGTTCCATGCCCGCATGAGTGTGTTGCTCCACTGTCCATCCGTGTTTTTCCAAGCGCTCAATGGCAAGCTGGTTGTATGATTTCTTATTATTGGCACGGCGTGCATCACCATAGCGGTCACGGTAATAGTGTATATACTTGTTGATGTGGCTCCGATAATAGTGGCAGAACTTATCCATCAAGGCGTTGACCATAATGTCGTCCTCCTCGTCACGCTTGACAAAAAACTCATTGATATTGTTGTCCACCGGCTCACGGGTCAGCAATTTGGTGACGAAATCGTAGTTGCGTTCTTGTGCCACTTCGAGGAAAGAGGCGGCGGATCCCCAGTCGGGCGTCAGCTCTATCGGCTGGTTTGGATTGCAGTCCAGATCACGACGGCTGTCATCATTGTTACCCAGCCGTTTCCAATCGAAATTGGTATCTTCGGCAAAATCCCGTATATAGTCGTCATTGGTCGCATTGTAATACACATGACGTTCATCGAGCTGGTAGTAGCAGCTATCAATCTTATCCACCATGTAGTTCAGTATCTCTATCATGAAGGACAACTTATCCATTACTTTATACTGGTTCAGGATATAGTTCATGCCTACATTGGCGATATTGTCGAAAATAGAGCCGAGGATGAAAAGCGTGCCGTCACGCGAAACGAATGGTGTGATACTCTGACGCAGGCGGACGGTTTCATTCCAGATCTCCTTGAACAATCCCGCATCATCGGCAATACGTGCGTCAATGAGCTGCATCTGTAACCGCACAATCTTGTTCCAGACATCGAACAACCGGATGCCACGTTCTTCCTCATAATACTTGGCGGGGGTCAGCAGCCATTTCTGCTCCGGAGTGTAAGGCATGGAGGAAAGGAAGGTATTGCCGTGGTGCTTCAGTACTGGATGCTTTGACTTGCGTCCGAATATGTGCTCGTTACCGCGATTAGTGGGTGCAGCCTCCTGGTCGAACTTCTCCTTGTCGAGCGTCAAGGCCTCGTCAGTGATGTTGTAGTCGGCATTAGGACCACGGCTATTGCCTCCCTGAGTGAGAATATAAAGCATATGTCCGTTACTGAAGCTGATTCCATACTCAAATGACATGATATGTTCATAAGGCCTATACCACCCCTCAACGGGGCGGCGGCAAACCACGTAGTCACCGGTCTTACTGACCGGATCCCATTGTTTATATCCCAGCATTTCCAACATCTTGAATGCTGATGGGAGAGTTTTGGTCAGTGCCTGGCCGATGGTAGCCTGGGTGAGTGTGGTAATACCGCGCGGCATCAGGCGGATGTTGTCATCTATCACAGCACCAGTGATAAAAGATTTACCCGTTGCACGCGAATAAATGACATATCCGTTCTTGTACGGCATTACAAGAAATGCAGCTTGTGCCGGATTTACCTGTATGACTTCTTCCCAGGCGTTCTCATCCATAGGTCAATAACGGGGAAAAACAATATAGTTCACACCATCAGAGGAAGTCATGCGAGGCATCGGCTGTCCGGTATCTGCCAATAGTTGCGGTACTTCGTCCGGTTTGAACCTTGTAGCTACTGTACAGATAATCTGTGTTTTGCTGACTGATACCATATCAATATGCTTATGGTCAACCAGATAGGCGATAAGTCTTTTGTTTGTCAGTTTCTTCATAAATCCATTATGTGATTAGGAATTCATTATTTCTTCTGCCTGTATATCATCAATGGGGGTGTACATGGCATCTACCAAGATTTTCTGTTCCTCTTGAGAAAGGTTCCGGATTGCATTTAAAGGGATATCCACTGTCTGCCCCACACTACTAATTTGGATATAGAACACGTTCTTTTCCATGCGACGCGGATCTTCAATGGAAGGTGGTTTCTCACCAATCATCCGATGCAACACTTTTTTTGCATTGTTCCATTCTTTGAGATTACCTCGCAGCTTACAGTCCCGGATGAGCTGTACCTGGTCTTTAATCATCCAGGCAAACCAGAAGTCCCAGTCAAATTGGTGCTGTGTCTTGAACAGTTCTTTCGCCAGGGCGATATCCTTACGCACTTGTGTACGTGAGATACGGTATTTCGCCAGCATGATGTTGACTATATGACTCTCGTTCGGATAGTCGTCAAGGAGGCGGGCTATCTGTAACACTCGGTTGCACTGCACACGCAGATGTTCCGGCAACGGGCTATTTTCAGGATCAATGATATGCTGCTGGATAAGCCCGTAAGCTTGTTCCTCCAATGCGGCTTTGCTTTTTGACGTTGTCAGATGATCACTCATATTCAAGGTACTGCTGTTGGGCTTTAAAGAATTTAATCAGTTCCTGTTGTGCCGGATTACTGCCGTTGACCGCAGACTTGATGATAGCCTCACGTACTTCAACCAGTTGCTTGAGATGTCCCTGATAAAAGGCTTTACGGATTTCAGTGCCCGGTGTACGGAGTTCCGCAAGAAAATCAGTTTCGTCAGCACCGATATTGATGGCAATCAATCCGGGAGGAATCAGCCGATATGCCATTTTCTCTATCTCGTCACGTTGCTGCCGCGTTAAATTCATCATTCAGCATTTTAAAGTCAAAGTCAAAAATATCCCTGCCGGTATGGATGATCCCCCGTTCCAATTTCGGATTATGGGTAGCGTTCTGGCTGCCTACAACTGTTATTTTCCAGTTCTCATTATACAGCAACGCCACTTTGGCATGTAGTGCCAAGCAGCGGTAACTGTCTGGAAATGCAGTTACCAAATAATCAAACGGTTTGGGTGAGATGCTGCGCACCCGGTTATCTATCAGGAACCGAACCGACAGTAGCTTACCCGCTTCCACCTTACGGCGAAGCGCCGAGATGCTCTCCATGGAGATAGAATAGGTTGTAAGGAACAGATGTGCAGGACCGGTCTGTCTCAAAATATAGAGAATCAATTGTATCAGATTGAATGCCCCGGAAGAATAGAAATGTTTGTCCTTGCCGGGAGTCAGTATTCCCATGGCGTCCGGATGCAGCAGCTTCTCCGCAACCAGGTCATGGGCGGAGCCTGCCGCATCCGTTTGGCAGAGGCGGAATGCAGTGGCTGCATTCTTCTTCATATCCTCCACCGGCATCTCAATCATATCACTACAGCAAACTAACATATTCTATTTATTGCAATTCAGCCAGGCGGTAATCTATTTTCTCTACGAGCGCCTCCTGATTAGCCACCTTCCTCTCAAATCTCACACGCTTAGGGCAGGGCGGAAGCGGATTTTCTTTGCCATCTTTAGGCCTGCTTTCTGAAGAATACAACAGCATATTCTTGGCTTTGGAAATCTTACTCTTGGCATTTGATTTTGCCTTCTTCAATTCTTCCACGGACATGGAATCGATATCGGTTTCTTCATCCTCTCTCTCCTGTTTCTCATCAGGAATGCCCGCATTTTTATAAAGTTCGTCCAACTGCTGATCGGATGGCAGGCTTTTGTTCTCATCATACTCTCTCTTGATAGCAGCCAGTAAAGTCATGCGTTTGGAAAGTATACCGACATGCTGAACAATATCTTTTCGATTGGCACACACGGCTTCCGTATTAGTTTCACCCAACTCTGAAAGTAACCGATGCTGTCGGGAACGTTCGTTATAACATTCACGAAAATCATAGATGATTTTTGAAATTACAGGCGGATAAGCGGGCTGTTCATCTGCCTCACGACTTAATTCCTGCTCCGCAGTTGCTACAATGCCATTTGCTGTAGCTTCAGAAACAGTTTCCGCACGTCCGTCATTTCCGGGAATTGCATCATCTGCCAAATCCACGTTTTCAAAGCGAGGATCCTCAGGATGATACCATACCCTTATCATTTGCCGGATTTCATATTCCAGTTTTTCACGGGTATGTGGCCTTTCACCCAACCTGGACAATTTAGAGGACACTATGCTTTTGTAACCGGATTTCGCAAGGATGGCCACCCCCGCATTGTATTCTCTCTTGGCAGAGTTCAGCCAGTCAATACCTTCTCTGCGTGCTTCGATATAAGCCATTGTTATTTCAGCCATAATACTTGATATTAATGTAGTGCAAAGATGTTGCGAATTTTATTGCCGTGATAGGACAAAGTAAAATGTCCGTATCCATGACGGGCATTGGAAACGGACATAGAACGGGTACATGCATGAATCGGGCTTTTAACCTCCGACTCCTGGGGCGGATTTTACAGTGAGAATATTTTCCACATCACCTTCATATACACACTTGCGAGGGGTAGTGAACGTATAGTGAAGTGTATTCTGATTACGGGCGGTCGAACTTGCCCCGGTGGTGGCTCCGTCACCTGATGCACGCAAAGCGCCACGACGTTTGTCTCCCATCAGATAGTTAGTACCGTTATTGTCGGTTACAACGAAGAACATCTTGCGCCCTTTGGTGGCATTCTCAAAACCAAATATCTTCTTACGCATTTTAGCAGAAATGATATTCAGGTCCATCAGGTACGATTCTCCACCGGTTTCTCCCTGGTCCGTAATCTTGAACTCGGCCAGTTCATCGGTGAACTCCATTTTATAGGCACGACAACCTTCCTTCATGACAAGGTCACCGGTCAATGTTCCAGCGGCTTCAAGGGACAGGGGGCTATCCTTTTTTTTCGGATAGTCCGGCCATGCAGCCACATCGGAATGGTAGCCATAAATGACTGAAGGAATGATGCCGCCCATGTTGTCTTGGTTCTCACAATCCATTGCTTCATTGATGTCATCAAGGGCGATACACAGTTTGGGATTTACTTCTGCCATACTTCTATTTTTTAATCTTTAACAACATAAGTACCTGTCACTTTTTCCACTTTGCCGGATGCCGGTGTCTTGGTCTGTTCTTCCGGAGTGGTATAGCCATTAGCGTCTTTGAATTGGATGGTATATTCCTTACCTCCTTCAACTGCGACATGCGTTCCGGAATCCCTCCATATTGCTTCTCCCTTTATACGCCATTTCCCACCATTGTTCACGGCTGCATCAGGAGAGAGAGTCACCTGAATATAGCCGAACGGATTTGAACCGGCTGGATCCAACGGTCTGTCATTGACACAGAATTCCGATTTGTGGACAGACACAACCTGAAAACCGATAAGATATTTACCGGCAGCCGTAAATTTGTACGGGTTGCCGGAAGAAAACGGGGTTATTGATTTGAAGTCGCTTTCCTTGTCAAATCCGTAGCATACATTCTCCTTGGTGGTCAGCATGACAAACTGGCTGCCATCAGGCAAGTTCGGAAGGCGTACCAATTCGCACCGATTGTTTGAGCCAAGCAAATGCTGTGTATCGGATGTGTCCTCTTTCATGCCGATGACAATAGTGCCTTCGTCCTTGCGCCAATCGTCATACAAGTCTCCCATTTCATCGGAGATGAACATCTTGATGTTTTTCTTACGCTTGAAGGTTCTCGGCATATGTCTCCACATTTTCAACAAGATTTCACCGACATTGGCACGTGTGATTTCTCCCGTCGCATATACATTGCCTTCCACGCTCGATATATCCCCGACGGCTTCTGCCTCAGAAATAATGGTTCCCAGCCCGTCAAATGCATCTTCAATGTCCTTGTCTTCCGACTTTGCACTGTACTTTGCCGTGAAAATGGCAAACAGGAGGTCATTGGATGCAAGTTCATGCCCGTGATTGATAAGCCATAATTCAAATGGATGTTCTTTACGCAAAGCTCCTGGAACATTCGCGATATAGGTCCGCCTGTAGCGTTCGGGCTCGTCAGCCATTTCCATGACAACCGGACGTACGATCAGGCGACGGGGAACAACTTTTCCCTGACTTTTTCCGGCTTCGAATGTGCCGATGTATTTTCCTGAAACAGTACCGCCCTCTACTTTGCCCAATTCGATGGAATCTGTAATGCCTGGAATCGGAGTGAAATGTTTCAATACTTCAGAAGCGTCGAGCTTATCGACTGCCTTGAGAATGTCCTTGTGTTTTCTTACCGCAGTCAGAACAGCAGTAATGTCAATAGGTGATTTGAAGTCCATAGATAAAATAGTTTAGATGTTATTCATTTTCATAACGGTTTATCGGATCTGTCGCAATATCGGCAAACTTGTTATCTTCATCGTTTTCCTGATGGCTGATTGTCGAAGTTCCTGGAATTTTGCTTACGATATTACGGATAACCTGTACCTTAGCTTTATTTCCGGCAGCATCTTTGATGCTGTCACTGAGGCTGTCAAGCTCATTGACAACCTCTGCTAAATCATCTTCAGCCTTTTTTTGGGCATTATAGGCCTTTTTGATACCATCATTGATAACCTTCAGGTTCTCTTCGGTAAGCGAGACTTTACCGTCTTTTTCTTCAACTCCTTCACAGTTGAGCAGTTGGTTGATGAATTGAAATTCTTTACGCATGGTTATTGAATTAGTAAGTGAAACATCCTTGTTGGATAAAAATGATTTGAAACTCTCAAGAATTTGTGTAACCAATCCTGATGATTTAGCTCCGTTATCTTCGGTCAGTACAGGAACAGGCAGGCCGACAGCATTAAAACAGCCTATTATTTCATCGGTTATTTGTATACGTTTGTTGATTCCCGGAATAACCTTATCCACAAATCCCCAGTCTTTTGCCTCGGAAGAAGGCATCCAGCGGCTTTCGGACATCAGCCCGATAACATCCTTAACTGTTTTCTTACAACGGTCAGCATATTTCTTGGCAATCATCAGATCAATGGCCTCTGCATTTTTCCTGGCATTCTCCAATTCTCTGATTTTTTCCTCTAATTGATCCACATTAAGTGAACCATATATATCAACGCCGATGGAACTTTTATGTGCCAACCACATGGCATCCTCATGTATTTCTATGGATCTGGCGCCGAAGGCCATCCAGGTAGCTGCAGAAGCATTGAAGCCTATGAATTCTACGGTAACATCGCCATGCTCGGCCAGCAGGTTGCTGATGGCAACGGCTTCAGCAACATCCCCTCCATAACTGGTGACTTTCAGGCGCACGGGATTTCCCTGTGCCTTGTCCAAGAAATATTTAATGTAGTTCTTACCATAACAATAGCGGTCAATAGTACCGAATAGAGTAATAATTGTTTCGTTCATATGGATTGTTTTTCCGCAAAGAAAAACGCAAAAAAAACGGTGTCCAAGGACATCGGACACCGAAAAGTTTCGGATAAGCATCTGTTTTTTAGCTTATTGTTTATTGGTGAATGAAAAAATAGGATTATAATTCATCAATATCAACGATATAAACAGTAGGTTCATCCTGCGTGCATGAGAATGTAAAAGAAATACCGTTTCGCTCTGAAGTAGATTTTCCACTTGTCTTACGTGTGGAAAAAAGCATAAATGCATCTTCCTGGCCGCACCAATGTACTTCACCGTTGCCATCCACCGCCAGTACATACCATAAACCGCGTTCCAAGGTTTCAACCAGCTTACAGTTTGTCCCGGAAAGCCGGGGTATTACACCTTCTACAGATACATTCCAGCAATCACCCGCATCATTAATTTCTTTATCCTCATTATACATATAAGTATCATTGGCATATACCGGTATGGAAACAAGATCTTTCCGGTTACGGAGTTCCAAATAGTTCAAACCAGTGGTACAATCCTTACGGATCTGTAAAAACGAAGTTGGAGGAACGGCAATCACCTGCAACAGTCCACCAATATTTTCAAAATCATAGTTTATTACTTTCATAGGCTTTTTTCCCCTGTTGGGAAATTGTCCCAAATTCCGACAACTTCCCCAAGATTATACGGTTAATAAATTCTAAAATTGTAGTATTCTCCACTGTTTTCCTGTATCCATGCCGGTTATACTCCCTACGGATAGTATCATAGGGCCAGCTATCTTCATCAAAACCAAACTTGTTCTGGAAATTGCGGATGGCCGTTGATAGAGGGATACCCATGCTGACATTAGTATCGAGATAGAGGAAAAGAATTTGTTTGATCCGTCGCTCCACCTTGTTACCGAACGCCACTACCTCAGTATTTGACATGGACCATCCATATCGGTAGAAATCATCACGGCGTATCTCCACTGCTATGTTGCCCGTATAACGGTAGAGATTCCGGTATCTGCTTTCGTAACGGCCGCGTTTTGACAGCCTGGAAAGAAAATCATTCTGAAGCTCCTTATCGGAAGACAGATTTACTATTTCAGTCCAAGTATCATCCGGAGCATTAAAGTTATGTAGTAAGAACTGCCTGACATACGGTTTACAGGGTAGCCAACAGACAAATCGATCTTTCTTTATCATTAAAGTATTGATTTTTACGCAAATATACTAAAAACAGAAAACATAACCAAGCCCTTGCACAAATATAGTATAAAAATCGTGCGTCAGTACTTTCGTACATATGTACACTCTCAATATATTTATTATCAATGTGTTACATCTGTACAAAAAACGTACAAAACCGCACTGATTTTTCTGTTTGCGTACTTTTCGGTATTTTTTGCGGAAAAGTACAATTTGTACGCAATTCGTGCGTAATTCGTGCAGATTTTGTACGCATTTAATTGTCTGTATATAAAATTTATACGTGATAAAAAATGTATTTTCGTACGAATGCACGATTTTTTTTCTATTTTTAAGGAAGTCTGTTTTTAAAAAGAATAATAAAAAAAAGAATAATATACCCCTTTCCGGGAATGGCTGCGTTTGCCTCCCATGCACGTTTGTCCAAACTGTTATTGCAACGGGATGGGGGAGAGGGGGAAGGGGTAATAGCATTCCAGCGGTACTCACGTACCACTGGAGGTGGGCAACCTTAATATGTACTATTCAAAAATACCTCCGCATTATGTTCTCTCAGAAGCACCGAGATGAAAATACTTCTAACTATAAAAGATCTTCCGGATAGAATACCCTGCAGATGAACTCGTATTCACGGGGAATGGAACGAACTCCTACAGCTATGCACAAACCTCGTGCAGCCATTTCATAGAGGCGCTGGTTGGTAAGTACGGCTCCACGGAAGTTGTAGTTGCTACAGAAAACGAAGTAAGCTGTTGCCAAGTCCGTACTGTGGATATCGCCCGATATAATCTTGGCTGCATCCGAAGGTATGAGGGCAAAACCGAGCCGTACGGCCAGGCGGCTCAACAGTTTATTACGCTCCGCCGGATCCGGAGAAACGACCACTAATATTTTGTTCTCTTTTTTTAGCATGATTACTTGCGTAATTTGTTGAAAATATGTATCTTTACATCATAATAAATTGGTGTATTCTACCTCCTATTCCACTTCGGAGAAAAGCGGTTTCCAGAGGGTTTAAAGCCGGTTGTCCGTCTCACGTATTCCAGGTCATCAGACAATTCCAACTGTCCTGCATACTTGTCGTAGGGCTGCTCTGCAATAAGAAGTTTCACTATATTCCGGAACAATTCCAGGTCTTTTTCCTGGCAACGGTCAGAGATACGGAACCGGCAATCTTCCGGTAAGTCAATACACATCAGATACACCGCATTGTAGAATGCCATAAAACGTCCGGGTGACATCTCATAGAGGGGCATAAGTCTGGCCATAATATCGGAATGTGTCTCGCCCATCAGAATACAAGCTTATTATCCGGATTAGCTGTCGGTAAATCAAGCGGGTCACTCTGGGTAGTCTGTTCTCCGGCAGTCTTTCCTATGGTAAAGTATTCCACTCCTCCAGATTTGTCATCTATAACCGGTTTCCCATCTTTGTCCAAGAAGAGGGGCAAACCGCTTTTTCCGTCATACTTGTGCGGATTGAATATCCATCCTTTCCATTCGCAGTATTTTTTTATCTTGTCCTTGAAGGCAGTGGAACTGATATATTTACTTTGTTGCGGATCATAGTTGCGGAAATTGTCATAAATTTCCTTGCGCGGGGTACGATGACAGTGCTCTTCACTACTAAAATATTCATCCGCCCAGGATATGATGGTTTCGCCAATCTCCTGCCTGAGTTTACGTTGTTGCAGGCGTTCGCCTGGTGCTTGCACAACTCCAAATTTCAGATACAGTTGTATGCAGTTGGCCAACATATTCCAAGTCAGATTCCATTGGGTAAAATCCCATTCAGAAAAGAACAATACTCCGAAATCATCCATGGGTTTATGCTGGTCGTTATAAAAATCAGAGAAGGCTATCAGCCATTGCCGATCAGTATAACTGGAACCAGTGCCACGAATAGCATGGTTTGTAGGGATATATACTTTGGGCGACTTGGCAAAAGGATAAGTAATGCGTGCGCCACCCTTTTTGTTTACAGTCCAGTCCCCAGTAAGGTTGGGAAACAGAAACTCGAAGTTGAAATTCAACATGACATCATCAATGAACACCAGGCGTGTCTGCTCATTAATGTCATTCCAGATAAAACTGTCATTGAAAATATCTGTCCGTTTTCCGGATATATAAACAGTATCGACGACTTGACGCAGCAGTTCACCGACAAGCGACTTACCACTACGACCGTTACTGTCACCAACTTCCGACTGCTTGCCGTCCATGCCGATTACGGCACGTGTCACATTCGCGTCCTTGCATTCCATCAACATGTATCCGATGGCGCACATCTTGCTGAGCAAATGAAGGTTATTCTCATATAGTTCACCTTTTTCAATATCTTCCGTTTTTTTTCTCCAGGTGAAATTACTGGTATTGATCAGGAATTGGAGGTAGTGGCATTTCTTGCCTTCCGGAGAAAGCTCATACTCATACTTGCCGTCATTCTCCCTGAAGACGATAAGAGGGTGACCGATATACTTGGCATCGGTATCCTTCCGCTGCTCATCCCAGATCTGATGAGTGATACTTTCATATCCGACCTCTTTTACTTCGTGTTGGGTAATGTGCCAGCATCGGTCACGGAAATAGAAGTACTGTTCATCACGGGATGGGGAAATGAAATTCGGTTGAATGAAAGCGAGCCTTGACATCTGGAACGGACCGACATACTGCGAACCTCCCTTGAGTAGCTGGTTGTTGACGAAACGGCTGCAATTCTGTTCGGCAAAGGCAAACATGAAATCACGTGCATCCTCCACGTCAATTGTCCGGACTACTGGCGGGTCCAGATGGATATACGTCCACATCTTGGTGTCGAGCAGGCGATAGCGGCCGATTCCACGGTTTTGAAAAAAGGTTTTTGCGGCTACATAATCGTATTCAAATACCGGTATCCTATTACCGTTTGTCTCTTTATAATCCTCATTCCAAAACTTTTCGTCTTCATCATAGGGTAGGGCAGATACCAGTTTCCCATTTTCATCAAATTTCCAGGCATATCGGCCAAAGATGAATTCCGGAAGCTCTTGCAGAACTTCGCGATGTTGTTCGGCAAATTTTTCGTGGCTGTGCAAGTTCCATAATTCTCGCAGCTTCTGGTCATTCCATGTGGTGATTTTAAATACTTCCACATATTTGCCCATTCCGGATTTCTCGTTACATGCAAACTCCAGATCTTCGGCAAGTTCTTCTTCATGGCCGACCAACTTATTGGCTAACAAGTCGTCCAATCCTTTGTCACCCTCATTGTTTTTATTGATGTGACCAATGAATATGTCCACCATAATGCCACGGTTCTTCAGCATCCGCATATATTCCTTAAAATTGCGAGCAGCAGAGAAAAAACTCCGGGGACGTGAATCAACGGGAGAATTAAACTTTATATTACTGGAAAGATCATTCCAGTCGGAATCAAAAATGAAAGCTACTTCCTTGACTCCGCAGACAGTGATTATCTTGACAAGGTCTTCCGGCAATGCCCCTTTCTGTCCCAGGTTCTGAATTCCGCTGACAGCTATGGAAGGAATACCGTGTTTACATGCTTTTTCTGCTTTCTTTTCTCCTTCCTGGATGTAGAGTCTTGACAATTGTTCTTTCTTTTTGTATATCTGTCTCATGCGTTCTGGAATGTATATAGGCGTACCACTACCAGCAGGAGACTTATACTTGAATGGCTTTCCTTTTTCGTCCCGGTGTTCGTCCGGAAACTGCCAGCGAACACGATAATACACTTTAGATTCCTGTTTACCACGTCCCGGTATCTTACGCATGTAAGTGACCGGCATACCGTCCAAGTCGTAATATTCAATAATGACATCGTCCCCATCAACGATATTGCCATATTCGTCAACGGTTCCCGGACGGAAAGTCTTCGCCTCAAAAATACTCTGTGTATCTCCCTTCTTGAAAATATGTGCCGTTACATCCTGATAAGTCAGCCCGCTACCAGCGAGCATGCGGGCACAGAATGTATCGACATTCTCTCCCTTAGCCTCCTTGCTTCGTTTTTTCATTTTGGCAGCTTTGGGAGTTTTTTTCTCCGGCTTGGGGTCAAGCAATACATTGAATTTGCGTGCTAAGTAATCGCATGCCTCCAGGAATTGCATATCTTCTGCCCGTTGCAGATAGTCCAATGGTTCTGTACCTTTTATATCCGGACAACTGAAACATTTGAAAATCTGTTTGGCTGGAGAGATATGCAGTTTTTCCTGTCCATGGCATTTAGGACATTCACATTTGTATTCAGACCCACGTTTTCTCAATTCGTGGAAGTCACCGATAACATCAAGGAGCCTACCTTTGGAAGCTTCCTTGATTCGTTTTATATCATTTTGGGTAAAGTACATAAGTTTTTTGTATATTGCCGCTACGAATAACACTGTTTTTGATTTCAAGAGGTAGGACTTAAATCTTACCAAGAAACAATATATACGTATCGAGTTCGTTTTGAAAGTTATTTTCTGTGAATTTTCTTGGTCTTATCCTTTTTACGTCTTTTGGAAATAAGTTTTGGATTAATTATCTGTATATATCCATTGTATAATCATTCGGATCGTCTATAGATTTTTCTCTACGCAGGTATAGCCTTTTTTTTGCCACATATGAACGGGAAATAGCTTTCAAGTAGTACTCCAGCATGGGAATCATTCTCTTTTTATTCACAATATCATCCAACGCCAATTCGGAAACAGCGTACCAAACCATATCCAAGGAATACTCATCAGACAGAAGGAATCTTTTCTTGACATAATTGGTTACTAATCCTTTCATATTTTGGATTTTGGAGACTATCGGTGCAAAGTCACCAGACTTATAACATGACAACACTAATTCTATGAACTCGATAGACTTTTTGTATTCCTGCAACACATCCACACGAGGGGTAGAACTACGAAGAATATCAATAATATCTCTATTAAGTCTTTCTCTGGAAATCAGTTCCGGTTCTCCGGCTTCATTCATTCGGATAACAGCTTTCGAGGGTATATCACGTATATTTATCCCATGTATGGAGGAATATAGGACACGCGCTGGTGTTGACCTAACACGTAGCCCTACCTCCGTACTCATAGTAACGGCATTTCTTTTCGTAGAAATATATTGTATCTTTCCTCTACAAGTACTTATAACAGCCCCGTTGTTTCTGTTTATCTTATATCGGGGAAAGCCCGGTATGGCTAACCATTCATCATTTTTATTCATGTTTTTATTAGTTTTGAACCAACAAAAACATGAATGGAAGCTCCAAGAGCATCTCCATTGTTTGTCTGGCGGAATTGGATTAATGATGTCATAATATAATTATCTGTTAAAAATTACTACTCCTGCTATTTCTTCTATCTTATCTTTTGCCAGTTCTGGGATTCGAGCCAATCCGCTACGCCAATTATTAAAAGTATAAATAGGTACTTTGCATTCTTCAGCTAATTTTTTAGCCATTTCGGGAGCTTCACATACTGGCAGAGTACGTAAATAGGTGCGCAATGCCAAGCCATCAGTTGTTTTTTTCTTCTTTTTTTCGTCCAT